GCCATAGTAATTACACACACCCTAATAGCAGTTTGCTGGTTTGCTAATCACGGTTTGCATTGGCTCCCGGCACCTAACCCGGTGTAGACTATTGACATTCATAGGAGAATTGGAATATGGGCGAACCGAACCCCAACACGCTTGCTCGATACCGTGTTTTTGCGGACGAGTACGTAGCCCGCAATTACAACGGTCAGCAAGCGGCAATTGCAGCCGGGTACTCCCCGAAGACAGCTCATGTGCAGGCAAACCGGCTGCTAAAAAATGCTTATGTCAAGGCGTTTATTCAGGAAAAATTGGACGCAGTGTCAGAGGCCACACAGATCACAGCAGAAGCCGTGCTGCAACGCTGGTGGGAACTGGCGAACGCTGACGTGAATGACCTGGTGCAATACCGGCATCATGCGTGCCGCTACTGCCACGGTGTGGGGCATCGCTTCCAGTGGATCGATGAAGACGAGTATTGGGCAGCCGTTGCCGAATCCGCGAAGATTGATTCGCCAGTTCAGCCCCCAAGCGATGAAGGCGGGTATGGCTTCAAGCGTCTGGTTGATCCGCATCCTGACTGCCCGAAGTGTGAGGGTGAGGGTGTGCAAGATGTCTTCGTTGCTGACACGCGCAAGTTGGCACTGAACGTCAAGGCGCTCTATGACGGTGTGAAGCAGACTCAACATGGCCTGGAAGTGAAGGTGCGTGACCGTGACCGTGCTCTGGAGAACGTTGCCAAGTTCCTTGGCATGTTCAAGAACCAGATGGAACTGAGCAATCCAGACGGCAGCCTGAAGCCAGCAGCGCCCACCACCATCCAGATCGTGGCAGCCGATGACGACAGCACAGATTAAGCTGCCGCGTAAGCTGGTACCGGTATTCGCGCCAGCACGCGGCAAGCTGCGTTATCGCGGTGCCCACGGTGGGCGTGGTAGCGGCAAGTCCTTCAACTTCGCCAAGATGGCAGCGGTGATGGGGTATGCCGAGAAGCTGCGCATCCTGTGCACCCGTGAATTCCAGGTCAGCATCAAGGAGTCGTTCCACGCTGAGCTGAAGAACGCCATTGCGTCTGAACCCTGGCTGGCGGCTGCCTATGATGTGGGGATCGACTACATCAGGGGTCACAACGGGACGGAATTCATTTTCCGTGGCTTGCGTCACAACATGGGTAGCATCAAGTCCATGGCGCAAATCGACATTTGCATTGTCGAGGAAGCGGAAGACGTACCTGAGTCAAGTTGGATCGACCTGGAGCCGACCATTCGCGCTCCAGGCTCTGAGATATGGGTCATCTGGAACCCGCGCACCGATGGTTCCCCGGTGGACAAGCGATTCATCAAGACGACCCCGCCGCGATCCTGCATCGTGGAAATGAATTATTGGGACAACCCTTTCTTCCCCGCTGAGCTGGAAGAGCTGCGTCAGCAGCAGTTGCGCACGTTCGATGACGCGACCTATGCGCACATCTGGGAAGGCAAGTATCTGACCCGCACCGATGCCCAGATATTCGCGGGCAAGTACCGTGTGGAAGAGTTCGAGCCGCATCAGAAGCTGTGGGACGGGCCTTACTACGGTCTGGACTTTGGCTTCAGCCAAGACCCGACAGCAGGCATCAAGGCGTGGGTGCACAACCGTAAGCTCTACGTCGAGTATGAAGCAGGGCGCACTGGCCTGGAGCTGGACGACACCGCTTCATACCTGATCAAGCGAATACCCGGCATCGCATCGGCAATGGTTCGATGCGACAATGCACGTCCTGAGTCGATCAGCTATATCAAGCGCAACGGGATACCCAGGGCGAAGCCTTGCGAGAAGGGGAAAGGCAGCGTTGAAGACGGGATTGCTTTCATCAAGTCCTTCGATGAGGTGGTGATTCACCCCCGGTGTAAGCAGACCATCAGCGAGTTCAGATTGTACAGCTACAAGGTTGACAGATTGTCTGGTGACGTGCTGGACACTATAGTGGACTCAAACAACCACTTCATTGACGCACTGCGTTATGCACTGGAGCCGATTATGAAGGGGACAAGTATCAATTACGGGAAGCTGCTATGAACAAGTTTCTGGATGGTCTCACCAGTGTGGTGAATCAACTGATCAATCGACGCAGTGTGCAGAACACCAGTGTGGTTGAGCGTAACCGCATGAGTGATGCCGAGATGCGGGCGTTTCTGGTCACGGGGCTGGGGAGCAAGATCGTCCGCCTCAAGGTGGGGTACGCACTGAACGACACGCTGACTTTCAGCGATGATGCACAGAAGGCGCTCTACAACCGCCACCTTCAGAAGTCAGTGAAGCGGGCTGCCAAGTTCGCCCTGGCATTCGGGCGCGGTATCATCGTGCTGAACGAGCGAGGTGAAGACCTCTACGCGTCCCGCACGCGCCCCGTGGACATGGAGCGTACTCGCTTCAGTGTCTTCAGTGGAGACATGGTGACCGCGATGGACGTGAGCATTGACCTCACGGACGAACGCTACATGAAGCCCCGCTACTATGTGGTCAACGGTCACAGCTTCCACCATACCCGCGTCATTGACTTCACTTACGTCGAACCTGCTGAGCAGGATGCAGCGCTGTACAAGTACGGCGGCGTCAGTGAGTTCGAGCTTATCCGCAACCAGATCATCAATGATGGTGTGGTGGAACGCGCCAGCGGGGCCATCGTGGAGAAGAACGCCACGGTGTTCCACAAGATCAAAGGCTTCAAAGAGTCACTGGCAGCGGGGCAGGACAAGGAGCTGGTGGACTACTACGGCAAGCTGGCTGACCTGCGTTCGATCTATGGCGACGGCATCATTGACGCAGAGGATGATGTGGTCAGTGTTGCCCAGGCGCTTACCAACCTGGCGGACGTGGATCAGATCACCCTGCGTCGTCTCGCCATGGTGACAGGTGTCCCGTTGTCTGTGCTGGTGGGGGAGAACGTCAAGGGTCTGAACAGCAGCGGTGAACAGGAGCGTCAGACCTTCCAGGACACCATCGAGAACCTTCAGTTCGACTACTTCATTGACCCCATCTGTGAGTTGTTGAGGGCGTGCGCCATGGAGCCTGCCGAGTTTGCAGAGAACCAGGGTGGCAGCGCTCAGGAGCGTATGAACTTCGAAAGCACTGCAATCCAGAATGCTCGCTTCCTGTGGGAGATGGGGGAGGACTACCGTCATTACCTGAGTCAGAACGAGATTATCCAGAAGGATAAGTTCAAGGAGATGTTCCCCGATGAGTAAGGAAGTCAAGCAGCCCAGCAGCCCCCGTGCTCAGGAAAACGAGTTCGGAGACATCCTTGAATTCATGGTGGAGCAGATCACCCAGCGCTTTCAGACCAACGTCCTGAAGGAGTTGAGCAAGGAGACTGCACGGGAAAAGTTCGAGGATGCGCTACCCGGTGGTAACTACGCGAAGATGCTGGTTACCCTGACGAACCGGACGCGGCGGAAGATTCGTAAGCAGTTCGACAACGACCGCATTGAAGCCATGGTGGCTGATACGCTGCGCAAGGTGGACAAGCGCCAGCAGCAGCAGCTCTACGCTGCTGTGGAGAAGGCTATCGGCATCAGCACAACCGCACTGGCTGCCCGTGAAGGCATGACGTACCAGATCAATGCACTGGTGACGGAAACGGCGCAATGGGTCAAGAAGCTGCGTGACGAGACCCTGGAGACGTTCACCAACAACACCCTTCACGCCATGACGACCGGGGACAACCTGGAAACGATCATGGATCAGTTCAAGAACGTTGCCGAGAAGCGCAAGAATCACGCCAAGTATCTTGCCCATAACCAGATTCAGAACTTCAACAGCATCACCAGTAAGATCAGAGTCCAGAAGCTGGGCATCAAGAAGGCAGTGTGGGAGACAGCCGGGGATGAATCCGTCAGGCCGTCACATGCTGACCGCGACGGGAAGGAGTTCAACATTGACGAAGGGCTGTACAGCAGCCTGGACGGTGAGTACCTGATTCCCGGCGTCGATCACAACTGCCGGTGCACGGCACGGTATATACTCGAAGACGAAGAACCCTAAGTGGTTGTTCTTGACGCTCCGTTACCATACACTTAGACTCATGTAAACTAATTTGGCGCTGCACTCATGTCTGAAATCCTCATTGGCACATTCGCTGATTCCGTCACCTGGAACGACCAGGAGAAGACGGCGGTGTCTGTGCGTGATGGTGTCCTGGAGTACCTTGGCGCTGAGCTTGGTATGGAGCCTGCTGAGAAGACGTTCACCGTCTACCGCTCCCCGGCTACCATCGCACGCGCCAACGCTGCCATGGTGGGCGTGCCCCTCACTGACGGGCATGTCACCGTGGGGGAGGACGTTCGCAACCCTGTTGGTTCGGTGCTGGATTCCGAAATCATTGACTTCATTGACGAAAGCACCGCGTCACACTTGGCGCTGCGTAATCGTGTTAAAATCACTGACGCCATAACCGGGGCGCTGCAAACTGGAAAGCGGCAACTGTCGCTGGGCTACAATGCCAATCTGGTGCCGCATGAGCGCTGCGACTTTGAGCAAACCAACATTCAGCCGCATCACTTGGCTGTTGTACCGGCTGGCCGCTGTGGTTCGGCCTGCTCTTTTATTGATCGACAACCAACCGAGGTAGAACCTATGAAGACCAAGCAGAAAACCGGCGATCAACCGGAACTGCACACGGCTTTCGTGGATGCCGAGGGTCAGCCGAATCTGCAACAGATCGTGGAGATTGCGCAGCAGCTACCCGAAGCCCTGAAGTCTGTCCCGATGGACAAGCTGCAAGAGATCATGCCGACCTTGCAGGAAATCGTTTCCATGGGTGGTGCTCCGGCAGCCGTTGAAGAGCCGATGGAAGACGAAGAGACTCCCCCTGCTGAGGAAGAGCCGATGGAAGACGAAGAGACTCCCCCTGCTGAGGAAGAGCCGATGGAAGACGAAGAAAAGCCGTCCGTGCCTGTGACGGATACTGCCGAGTTCAAGGATGCTGTGACATCCGCGATCCGGCGTCACACTGAAGTCATCGAGAAGGCCAAGTCTTTCGTTGACGAGTCCTATCAGTTCGCTGGCAAGACCACTGACCAGATCATGCGGGATGCCCTGGCTGTCGAACACGGCAAGCAGGAGTTCTCCGACGCTGAACTGTCGGTTGCCTTCAAGCTGCTGAAGAAGACCGGTACTGACCTGCGCACCTTCGGCGATGCTTCTGCCAGCGCCGGTAAATTTTCATCCATCGCTGACAAGGAGCTGTAATCATGGCTTTCGAAACTGGATACCTTGACGATCCTCAGAAGGTTGGGACCGGTGAGCGCTACGGCAACAACAACATCGTCCTGACTGCCCGCACCTTTGAAGACGGCCTGAAAGTGGGTCACTTCGCCAAACTGGACGCGGGCTCCCTGGACAACTTGGACACTTCCGCCACTCCTGTCATTGCAGGCGTGGTGCTGCGTAACCCCGCTGCCCCTGTCGAAGACGGCGCTACCGTCGATGCCAACCTGTATGGTCAGGTTGAGTACATTCGTCAGGGTCTGGTCACTGTGCGTGTTGCTGAGGGTGAGACCCCGGCGCAATTCGGCACGGTGTATGCGGACAACGCGACCGGTGAAGCTACCGCCACTGACACCGATATCGAGGTGTCTGGCGAGTTCATCGAAGAAGTTCAAGATGGCGTCTGGCTCATTCGCCTGTACTAAGGAGGCATTCAATGAAACTCGGTAACCTGTACGACCTGGCCTCCTTTGAGGCGTTCTGCGACTCTGCCAGCCAGCGGGGCTTCACTGACGCCTACGCTGGTACTGTGCTGGCTCGCAACCTCACCGCGATTGACCCGCGCGTGTTCGAGAAGAAATATCCCGAACTGGCGCTGATCAACTCCGGTGTGGAAGCGGACAACTCAGGCGGCTATGCCCGTCGCATTCAGTCCCTGCGTCTGCAAGACCTTGGTGGCTTCACCACCAGCGGCGATGCGTCCGACAACAAGGGCAAGATCAGCCTGGCGGGTGAAGATTCCTTCCTGCGTGTGGTGGAGCGTGAATCCCACTCCAAGTGGACGGATTCTGAAATCCGTGAAGCTGAGCTTCAGGGTATCAACCTGCCCCAACGCTACGTTCAGGCTCACAACCGCATCTACATGCGGGAAGTGGATCAGATCGGTCTTGTTGGTGGTATCGGTAACGAAGGTCTGCTGAACTACAGCGGCTTCACTGCTGATTCTTCTGCTGGCGCTATCGGTACCCTGACCGCTATCGAGAAGTATGAAGCCTTCGCGGATGGGATCACCACCCAGCGCAACGCGGTGAACAACACCCCGGAATACAGCGTCAATCGCGTCATCACTTCTGTTGAAGTGCTGAACGACCTGGCGGCAACCATTCTGGATACCGCTGCCGGTAGCATGAGCGTGCTGGCTGCCCTGCGTGCGAACTTCCCTGACGTGACCTTCATGTCCAGCTTCCGCGCTGGTGATGTGGGTGGCACGTCTGCCACGGTGTTCTACAGCAACAACACCGAGGTCATGAAGATGCGTATCCCGCAACCTCTGACCATCGGTGAGATTATCAAGCTGGGCTCTTTCGACTTCCAGGTAGACAGCAAGTACCGCATTGCTGGCCTGGACGTTCTGGAAGACACTGGCGGCTACATTCTCACTGGCCTGTAAGCCCTGACAGCCCCTGGAGACAGGGGCTTTCCCCCATGGAGAGTTGAATCATGACTGAAGAAACCAAACAGCCGGAAGAACAGCAGCCCGAGGCCCAGGCAGCAGCCCCCAAGCGCCGTGGTGCCAAGGCTAAACAGCCGGAACACGGTATTAAGAACATGCGCTCTGGTGACATGAACATCGGTGGACGCCTGTTCATGAAGCCGGGTCAGGTGGTCGAGCTGACTGCTGATCACAAGAAGGACAAGCGCCTGATGAAGAAGATCGAACACGGCGTGAAAACTGGCGTTCTGGCTGAGGTGTAACCATGGCACTGATCGATGACTTTAAGGCGCGGTTTCCTGAGTTCGACACCGCTGTTGTCGATCAGTACCTACCCGTTCTTGAAGACGTGTGGCCGTGTTACTACGGTCAGGCGTATGCGGCCTGCAATAAAGAGATCGTGCTGAACCTTGTTGCCCACCTGCTGGTGATTCAGTCCGCCCCGAGTGCAGCACCCATCAAGG